TGCATGCGAGTGCCAAGCATGCCAGTGCATAGCGTTTACACATGCCAGCAAGCAGTGCCAGCAGGGTGCGAAGCACCCCAGGGTTTATAAAAGCGGAGCGAGTGTGTATATGTGTATCCACCTACATAAGTTTGCTAGCCCTGAGTGGGGGGTAAATAGCCTTCTGACCTGCACTTTTGCTACATCCGTAAGGATGTGGTGTAAATCACACACCAGAAAGTGTCCGGTAGGACCCTTCTGGACACCTATAGTATAAGTGAGGAGGCGAAATCGCCGGAGCCTCCGAACGCTAAGCAGCGACCCCCAAGGGTCGCCCATAAAGAAGCCCCTAACCTTCGGGCTTCGTATGGACTACGCCCTTCGGTTAGGAGATAAGCCCAAGGCTCCCATTATTCCGCCTTGGTATAACCTATGGAAAGAAAACGAACTACCGCTGCTTCCCACAAAAGCGATGCCATCAAGAAGCAAGTTATAGATTTTTTGATGCAGGGCTACTCTGTGCAACGAGCCATGGACTCCGTAGGCAGAAGTCTCAAGACCTACGAGTACTACCGTAAGACAGACCCTGACTTTGCCTCTGCTTGTGACCGTGTGCGGTCCATGACCGCAAGGGGTGAGATAGGCAACCGAGGGGAAGTACCACCCTTCCCCGAGTTCTCAGAGAAGTATCTAGGCACCAAGGTGTTCAAGCACCAGGAGCACTGGATTGATTTGCTGGAGGGTAGGGACCCTAAAGATGTTCACCCTGCCATCACCTACGAGGCTGGTTCACCGGACCTACTCATAGTCAACACCCCTCCAGAACACGCCAAGTCCACGACCATTACGGTCAACTACGCGGTGTACCGGATTTGCCAGAACCCCAACATCAGAATCATGGTGGTGTCCAAGACACAGGCTATGGCGCAAAAGTTCCTGCTCTCCATAAAGAACAGACTAACGCATCCTAAGTATCAGGAATTACAGATTACCTTTGGTCCCCCAGGGGGCTTTGAGAAGAACTCTGATTCATGGAAGCAGGACTTGATTTACCTATCCTCCGAAGCCAGGGACTCTGGTGAGAAGGACCCTACCGTGCAGGCTATCGGCGTACGAGGGCACATCTATGGTGCTCGTGCCGATTTGATTATCATGGATGACTGCGTTGACCACACCAACGCCCATGAGTACGAAAAGCAGATTGACTGGATTCAGTCGGAAGTCATGTCTCGTATTGACAACGATGGGGGCAGACTACTTGTTATAGGCACCCGTCTAAGACCCAGAGATTTGTACTCTGAACTGCGCGACCCTATGCGCTATCCGGACGAGACTTCCCCTTGGACTTACTTCGCTCAACCTGCCGTATTGGAGTTTGATGAGGACCCAGACAAGTGGGTTACCCTTTGGGCTAAAACTAACATGCCGCCCGTGTCAGGCAAGGGTGAACCTGATGCTGAGGGACTTTACCGCAAATGGGATGGACCTGCGCTTCACAAGAAGCGTGCTCGAATATCGCCTAACTTGTGGGCAATGGTCTATCAGCAACAACAGGTACAAGAAGATTCTGCTTTCCCATCCGAGGCTATCAAGGGTGTTATCAACGGTGCTCGTAATGTGGGGCTTATACCCCGCGGTAAGGCTGGCGCACGCGCTAACGGCATGGACGGTCTTATTGTTATCGCTGGTCTGGACCCCGCTGGTTCTGGCTACACTGCTGCCGTATGCCTCGCTCTGGATGTTTCTACACAAAAACGATATTTGCTTGATGTGTCCAATAAGCCAGGAATGAAACCTGACGAGATACGAGGGCTGATAAAAGGCTGGACAGACAAGTATCGAGTTTCTGAGTGGCGAGTTGAGAAAAATGCTTTTCAGACTATGTTGACTCAGGACCGTGAGGTACGGGAATACCTGTCGTCACGGGGTGCAATTTTACGAGAACATCACACGGGTCAAAACAAATGGGACTCTAATTTCGGAGTTGCATCCCTGACGACCCTATTTCACGGTTATGAAGATGACGAGGCTCTTATCGAGTTCCCATCTACACACGCCTCCGAAGGCATCAAGTCGCTCATTGAGCAACTGGTTACTTGGTACCCCGATGCGCCTAAGTCGCAAAAGACGGATACCGTCATGGCTTTCTGGTTCGCTGAACTAGGTTGCCGTGACCGTCTAAACAGTGCACGCTCCTTCGCACGCACGCACAACCGTCTCAGCATGTTCCATACCAAGTACGACCAGTCCCGACAGATAACTGTCAACCTATATGAACAAAACTACGCATAGAACAGGAGGTGGGTGTGGCGCTTACTTTCGATGAAATCAAGACTAAGTATGAGCAAGTAAAGCAAGATAACGCAGAACGCGATGGGCGTATGGAGCAAGTTCTCCTGGTTCGCCAAGGTCGCATGCGTGATGTTTTTCCAGACTTGTTCCCAGATGGTCCATTTGAGAATCCCATTGTTGCTAACATGGTGGACATCTCAGCCCGCGACCTATCCGAAGTCATCGCGCCCCTACCAGCGTTCAACTGCAACTCACCAACGATGGTGTCTGAGAAGGAACGCAAGAAGGCTGACAAGCGTGAAGAAATCGTCAACGGCATCGTTGACTTCTCTGACTTGTCAACCCAGATGTTTACCGCTGCCGACAGGTATGTAACCTATGGATTCGTTCCAGCACAAGTTGAAGTTGACCTAGATAGCAACATGCCACGCATCCGCTTCCTGGATTCGTTTGGCTCTTACCCAGTCATTGACCGATTCAACCGAGTCACTGCGTTTTTCCAGAGAATCCAGAAGTCAACACAAGAATTGATGGCTGCGTACCCAGAGTACGCCCATATCATCTACGACAAGGATGAATCCTCAAGCCTTCTTGAGATTGTTCGTTACCACGACAAAGACCAAGATGTTCTCTTCATCCCAAGTCGCAACAACTTCGTCATAGACCGAGCCAAGAATCCTCTTGGCGAGTGTATGATTCGAGTAGTCCAGCGACCATCTATTGACTCAAAAGCACGGGGGCAGTTCGATGATGTTCTTGCGATTCAGGTCGCTAAGGCTCGTTATGCGCTCTTGTCACTTGAGGCTGCTACCAAAGCAGTCCAGGCTCCTATCGTTGTCCCTCGAGATGTAAATGAGTTAGCCCTTGGACCAGATGCAATCATCCCCACAGAAAACCCTGGCGCTGTTCGTCGAGTCGCTATTGAGATACCAAATGGCGCTTTTGCTCAGCAGCAAGTCCTTGAGGGAGAACTTCGTCTAGGAAGTCGCTACCCAGAGTCTCGTACCGGAAACATTGATGCTTCCATCGTCACGGGTCGTGGTGTTCAGGCTCTCATGGGTGGGTTCGATACTCAAATCAAGACTGCGCACGCCATGTTTGCTCGCGCCTTCGTCGAACTTCTTAGCCTTTGCCTCAAGGTCGAGGACAAGATTTTCGGTGACATCGAGAAGAACCTACGCGGTACACGCAACGGAACTCCATACAACATCAAGTACAAGCCAAAGCGCGACATTGATGGTGACTACACCGTTGATGTTCAGTACGGATTGATGGCAGGACTTGACCCCAACCGTGCGTTGGTGTTCGGACTTCAGGCTCGCGGTGACAAGTTGATTTCCCGCGACTTCCTCCGCCGTCAGATGCCATTCTCCTTCAACGCAACTCAAGAAGAAGAGAAGGTTGATACCGAGGAATTGCGTGATGCGATGAAGCAAGCAATTGCTTCTTACGCACAAGCCATTCCAGCGCTTGCATCACAGGGACAAGACCCATCAGACATCCTCTACAAGTTGTCGTATGTCATCAATGAGCGACAGAAGGGGACCTCGATTGAGGTTGCAGTTTCAGATGCGTTCAAGCCACAGACTCCCCCACCTGGCGCTATGACCCCTGAGAATGTAAGTCCCGAAATGGGAGGGCTGCCAGGTGAAGGTATGCCAGGTGAGGGGCTTCCCGAAGGACTTAGCGCCACGGGTCGAATGGTCGGTGTTGCGCCAGGACAGATTGCTCCAGGCGGACGACCAGATGTTCAATCTCTTTTAGCAAGTTTGACTCAACGGGGCGAGCCGAATCTACAGGCATCGCTCATCAGACGACTACCAGCATAGGGGAGGTGAACATGAAGAAATCAAAGATGGCAAAGGGTTATAGCAAGAAGCCAGCGAACCAAGGTTCAGCAGGAAAGCCAAATGTACAGAAGCCTATGTTGGCAAAGAAGGCATCGTCTAAGGGTGGCAAGGTCTATCAGACTGCAGCACCACGAGGTACACGCGGAAGCAAGAAGAAGTAATTGCGTGACCTGAGCATGTCCGTAAACTGCTCAACAAAATTAGCGCTCTTATAGCGGAAGGTAATTATGGCGGAGCCACGCGAAAGAAACTTTCAAGTATCAGCAACAGGCGGTGCTGGAACAAATGGGCAACCTGCTCGGTATGCAGCAGGCATTGACAACGCACAAGATTTCTATGATGTACAAACTTCAGCGCCTATGGCTGGCAGAAACCCCGCAAACAAGCCTCAAGCGCAAGCACCTATGGCAGAGCGACCAGCCCCTCGCATGCCACTAAACGGCATTGTTCCGCTTGATGCGCCTACTCAGTATCCAGACGAGGGCGTTGATACTGGTGGCATGCTTGGACCTAACGCTGGTGAAGAAGTCATGGCTGCTCCTGCTATGTTGCGAGCGCAGAACGACCAAGATGTTGCACAACTTGCGGCATATCTTCCTTTCTACGCAAAGATTGCCGAGATGCCACAAGCATCTAACGCATTTAGAAACTGGTATCGTTATATCCGTAGCCAGGTTGAAGGTACCGCGTGAGTTGGGTTGATAATCTTGGCAAGATGGCTAAGTCCACATTGGACTTTACTGGCTTGCCTGGTCTATTCAAGGATATTGCAACTTCGGGTAGTAATGATGACCCGTGGTATGTGGACGGTATCAACTTTGTCAAGAACACCGTCAAGGTAACCACAACTCCAGTTCGCGCTGCGGTTGGTGGGTTGCTTGCTGTTGGCGAGGCTTCTTACGAACTCGGCGGTAAAGTGCGCCGTGAAGGTGTTGAAACAATCCTTGAACAACCCTTCATGTACAACAAGTTCAAGAACTCAGGTGAGTCATACTCCGACTACACAATGCGTGTAGAGCGTGAAAAAGAAAACATTTCCCTGGGTCAAGCAACACTTTCAGCACTTGGTCAAGGCAAAAACGCTGGTGACCAGAGTGGTTGGTTCCAAGAGTGGACCGACAACAACTTTAGATTCCTCTCGGCTGGCTTTGATGTATTCAATCCAGCAGATAGAGAGTTGGCTTTCAAGGAGCAGTACACAGGAAAGTTTCTCTCTGGCGTGCAAGACATTGTTGCATCAACCCTGATTGACCCATTGACATTTACTGGCTTCTTGGGCAAGGGTGCTGTTATTGCAGCCAAGGCTCCAATGCTGGACCAGATTCAGGGAAGAACAGCACGCGCCGTCTTTGGCAAGTTTGCCATGACGGAAGAGCGTATGGATAACATTCTTACCAAGGCTCTTGAGGGTAAAGGCGAGGGTGTTACTGATATTCAGTTCCTTGCTGGCAGTAATGCTCGTGAGCAATATGAGTACTGGCGTAAGAAGAGGGTTACCAACCCAGATGCCATGGCGTATCTTTTTGGTCGAGCAGGCACCGAAGAAGAAGTCGTAGATACATTCAGGGCTGTCATGTACAAAGACACTCAGGCTATGGCTAAGGTCGCATCGAAAGACCCAGAATCAGCCATTGTTATTGACCAGATGACGGATGTTCCACATCCTCACCGTCAATACCTCGAGGGCAAGACTGACGGAGATTTGATTTCCTCCCCTGAATACAACAGGGCAACGAGTGATTACATCGCAAAACTTACCGACGAGACAAGCGATGCTTACGATGAGCGATTTGCTAACCTTTTAGCAGAAACCCAAACTGGTGGTCAGTTGAAGTATGGGTTTAGCCGTGGACCGTGGGAAGGCAAGTTAGCCCAAAAGTCTCGTGCTAAGGCACAAGGTGTATTTGCTGAGGCTGATAGTGTTGTATTCCAAAAGACCAGCCTTCATCCAATAATCAAGGTTGTCAACTTCCTAACCAAGGAATTGCCAAGCGGTGTTTTCAACCTTCATGATGGTGATTCCTACATCGAGTTCAACGCATTTCTTCGCGAGGCTAATGAACTTTCTAAAGGCGCATTTGGTACACAGGCTGCAGGATTTGCAGATAGATACCTCAGCGCAGTTAGCAACGGCGAGCGCCTAAACATCATTACGCAGGCTGAGCGTGCAGCGCTTGCAACCCTCTTCCCTCGCTATGCTCAAGACCAAATAGAAACATTGTACGCAATCTTTGATTACCGTAGAGCATCGCGTATCAAGCAACACCGTGACCAAGGATTCGTCTCATACCTTGAGAATGGTCAGGTTGTTCACGCTAAGGCTCCGGTGCTCCAAAGGGAGTCTGCAAACTTCGTCATTATCGCAGATTTGAGAAAACTCAAGTACGCGATTGACTCCCATGAGTCCGTGCTTCCAGGACTTCTTGACGGTCTTGCTGTCGAGGATATTGCTCTCCGCACTCAAAAGGGTCTATCTGCCCTCGGCACCATCAACGACATCTTCAAGACTTCGGTGCTTATGCGCCTTGGTTATACCGTTCGTAACATTACTGAGGCTCAACTTTCCATGCTTGCTAAGGGCTTTGCTCTTCCAGCGATGGTTGCAGCAGGTGGTGCAGATGGTGTCAAGCGTTTCTTCAAGAATCGTCAAATCGGATTTAGCCGTCTTGTTGATAACCTCAAGGTACTAACTGGTCGTGCTGATGATGTCGGCACGCTCCAATATGCTTTCCAGGTCGAAGCAGATAAGTTGCGCTCTATCGACATGAGCCGTAAGCAACTTGTCAAGGCTGTTGATGACCGTATTAGAGATTTAGAGGCTGACTTCTCAAGCGCTGTTACACGGCGGATTGAAGAAGAAGCAGCCAAGGGCAACATCATTGGGCGTGAAGAGGCAGCAGCCCTCGTCATTCCACGGGAACTACGAGTTCTTCGTGGGGTTATTGAGGACCTCAACTCCATCACGCTTTATCACGGTAGCCCAGAGGCTGCCTTTCAACTTGATGAGGCTCGTGCCCTTGTTGCATCCGCTTCGCCTAACACAGCCAAAAAGTATGCTGATGGATTTACTTTCCACTCCGCTGAGAATTACCTAGAGACAGCAACAGGAACTCGCCCTGGTCGCCTTGGCATGAAACCAGAGGTTCGTTTTCCAGAGTTGGCTCCGCCTCCGCCAATAGAGCAAGAACTTGCTCAGCGTGCCCAAAAGGGTGGTTTTTCTGTCCGTGGCGTGACCTTTGATTCGCCCACCCAGGGCTATATGGTTGGTCGTGCTTCCGGTGGTGTTGTACTTCCGGCAAAAAACCGCAAGGAAATTGCATCCACAATTCGCAAGTTTCTTGATGACAATGCCGAAATGTTTAGACAGAATCCAAATCTGTTCTTTGGTGGATGGTTCAACAAAAAAGACAAACAAATCTATTTGGACTTTGCCGATAATGTTGCATCAGAGCAGGCTGCTGTTAGACTTGGTAGCCCCGAGTTTCGGGACCAGATGGCTGTCTGGGATGTCAAAAACGGAAAAGAGATTGAGACAGGTGGTACAGGTGGCAAAGCAGCAAAAGAAGGCGCAGACCTCGACCCAGACCAAATCCTCGGCGAAGGAACGGTTGTTCGTACAAGTCCCGAAGAACTATTATCAAATGTCCGAGCAAGAGAAGCAGAACTGGCTAGAAGCGCTGGCAGAGGCGCTGGAGCAGTAAGCGAACGAGTAAAGAAAGCAGCAGACGATTTACTCACCGACATGATTGCTGCCAGAAATGCTGGCAGAGTTGTTGAGATGCGTACCCCTCGTGGGTGGAGAAAAGTCGAATCGCTTACTTGGAATCAAATTCGGCTTGCCGAAGAAGAAGCCCTCAAAATAGAACCAGAGATTTTTGCTCGCTCGGTATTCAGGGTTCAGGGTGGAAAAGGCAGCGTTACTCCAGTCCGTGTTTACGGCGAGGGTCTTGACCTTGTTCGATGGAGCGAAGGTGCAGAAACTGGCGTAAGACTTGCCAAGGTTACCGATTCATGGCGTGCCATGGATAATGAGGTCAAGTCTTTATTCGGTGGCAAAGTAGGCGTGTTCAAGGAATGGGTCAAAAAGAAAGGTTGGGAGAACCAATCAGACCCAATCTATGACTACATGCGAAAGAATAATCTTTCTTATGTTGCGGTGCCAGATGATGCTCGGGCTAATGGTTTGTCTTACATTGTGCTACCAGAGGCAGTATCTACCAAAGGTAGAAAGCGTGCCGTTGATAACTCCATAAAGGCTATGCAGGAGCGTGCTGCCGTTGAGGTAGCCGAGGACTTGCCAATTATGGAACAACCCCTTGCTACAGCCAAAGAGCGTCGTTTGGCTCGCACCACTGCTCGCAAGGCAGCAAGGCTTACTGAGCGCCCTATCTCTCCTTACTACACAAAAGAGAACATTGACTCGATGCTGAACAACGGCATTGAGGATGCTGCCGAGAATCTTGCACGGCTCTTTACGATGACACATGCTTCTATGGATGATGTTGCTGCTCGTCTTGGGGCTGCAGTTATCCGAGCAGAGTCGAAGGCAATCAAGCAACGCGCTGGCTTTGGGTACATGGAAATCGAAGCCATGGGTCAGAAGTACGAAGTCCCAGAAGTGTTCCAAGATGCCACCTGGTTTATGGGTCGTACTTCCGGAGAAGATACATGGAACTCTATGGTCGGAAGTCAGGAGATGGCTTTCAGCGCTGGCATTGGTGCGAGGACAGTGAGCCTTGTCAAGTCCAATGACCCACGCTATTTTGAGGCTTGGTCCAATGTCATCAACCTTCATTTCCGTGACCCAGAAACAGGGGTTATGGACCCGATTGTTCGCAGGGTTCTTGATGGTGAAACAGACCAAGACATTCTCAACTGGCTTACCAGAAGCAAAGATGGTCGGCTTTACGCCAATGACACCTACACCACACCGCGCCAAGCCTTTGGTTTGACCGCACTCCGTGGTGGAGAACTCAACGAAGATTTGCTAGAGAAAATCAACATTACCCGTGGCGCTGTAAAGTTGTATATTCCAGATGAGGAAACGGCGCTGTTCTTTAGCACTGCTCTTCCAGATGACCGAGTTGCCTCCGGTGCTATGTTGCAGGAATATCTGCAAAATCGCTTTGGTGTCAACCCAGAGAATCTGCCAGACATCAACGGACTGCTTGTAACAACTAGCAAGGAATACCGCGACCAAGAGCGTTTGATTGACACATTCAATAGGCGCGTTATGCGCTTCCTTGGCTCACTGCCAGAAGATGTCTTTGCTCGTCACCCGTTGGCTATCTCTGTTTACAATAGACAAATTCGTATAAACATAGAGAATCTGGCTGCAACAAAAGGAGCAGACCGACTTACGGCAGATGAAATAAACAACGCTGTGCGTGGTGCCCGCATTGATGCCCGCAGGCAAGTCGAGCAGACACTGTTTACCATCGTACGCAGGACCCGTGCTTCATCAAGCCAGGTTATGCAGTTGATGTTCCCGTTCTACGCAGCCTACGAAAACACCATCAAGCGATGGTCAGGTATCGTTGCTGAGAACCCACAGGCTGTCACATCGGCTGCTCGGACGATTGCCCAGATTGTCAATGGTC